CGATGGCCTCCTGGGAGAGGAGTTCCTGCTGGAGGATGTGGTCGGCGGCATGATCTTCGCGTGCCTTCGCCTCCGCTGCAAGCTCGGCCTTGCGCCGCTCATACTCCTGGTACTCATCCCATGCCCGCGCCCGGTCATTCCAGTGCCACTGCGCCGCGAGCGTACGCCAATACTGCCAACTCGGTTTGCGGCCTTTCTGCGGGAGTTTCACAATATCGCAGGCCTTGCGGACCGACCGCTCGGGGCCGAGGTTGCGGTACTTCAGGAAGCGCCTGAAGCATCGCATAGGCTCGTCTGCCCGCCTCTCCCACGGCTGTCTCTGCGCGGCCTCACCCACGTCCGTTCTCCCGTCTCGCCACGAACCGCTCGTGCACCACGCAGAAGTCGCTGCCCTCTATCGCGGGTCTCCGACAAGGCTTGCCAGTGGAGATCACGAACCCCTCACATCGCCTGCGCGTCTCTCGTGGCGGCCGGCGTAGTCTCCGACTCCCGATCCCCTGCACGTCCAGCAACCTCTTTACCCTATCCAGAGTGGGAGCGAACGCCTCTGGCGCATATCCCGCCATGTCTATCTGCCGCTGCCAGAGGGCGCCGAGGCTAAGGCTAGGCATGGACGCGCTCCGCCTTCTCGCCGGTCAGGTTCTCCCACCGGGTGAGGATGACATCGCAGTAGCGGGCAGAGAGTTCCATCAGAAAGCAGACCCGACCAGACTGCTCCGCGGCTATGAGTGTCGTTCCGCTCCCCCCAAATGGCTCATACACGTCCCCCACATGATGATCTATGGGTTTCCGCATGATGGATAGCGGTTTCTGCGCGGCGTGAGAGGTGATAGTATCCTCTCGTGCCAACGCTTCCGCGCTTCGCCCGTATGCTGCTCCCGGTGGTCGGGCATCCCATACCGTCGTGGTGCCGCGCGCATCCTCATCAGCCGGGACCTGCCATGAGGCCTGCATCCCCTTTCGCACACAATAAAGACATGCTTCGTGTTGCCAATCCCACGCCGACCGCGAGAAGGGCCACGTCTCCTTCACCCATATGATCTCCTGCCGAACTTCAAATCCCGCTGTCTCAAGTGCCTTCTGGAGCGGTATGCGTTGACGATGCGAATGCCACACATAGGCAACGTCTCCAGGGAAGGCGGACCAAGCGTCTACCCACGCCAACTCCTTGTCGTCCTCCGGCACCATATAGTCGTTTCGTTGCGTCGGACTGCCTCCGAGATCATCACGCCACTTGGGGTCGAACCCGACCCCATAGGGCGGATCAGTGACCATGAGGTTAGGCCTGCCCCCCGCCAGCAATAGGGCCACAGATGCCCCGTCCGTCGCATCCCCGCACATCACCCTATGCTTCCCGCACGCCCACACTTCCCCCGGCTGCACCCGCGTCGGCCCGTCCTGTGGCTCGGGGATCTCGCCCTCTTCGGGCGCCGGCGTCGGGTTCGCGGCCTCCAGTTCCGCCAGCAACTTCCCCAGCTCGTCCGGGTCGTACCCCGTCATCTCTAGCTGCCCCACGTCCTGGAGGGACTTCAGGAGGTCGGTCAACGCCTGCGGGTCGGGTTCGGCCATCTGCGCGCTGCGGTTGTCCATTACGAGGAACGCTTCCGGGTAAGGCCCGTCGTAGACGTGGCAGGCGATCTGCACCCAGCCCTCAGCCTTCGCCGCCTCCCACAGTCCATGCCCCGCCAATATCGTCCCGTCCGGCTGAATCACGAGGGGCTTCTGAAGTCCGTGCGTCCGCAGGCTTTCCCGCAGGACCGCCATCTGCGGCTCAGGATGCCGCTGATAGTTGCTGGGGTGCGCTTTCAGGTCGGCGATTGCGCGCTGCTCGACGTTCACCCGCGCCTCCCCGTCAGGCTCTTCGCCAGGTCTTTCCTTGCCTGCTTCACAAGCGCGGCCGCCAGCCGCCACGGGCCCTCCTCATCCCTGATTCGCATATGCTAGCCCCCGCCTCCTCGCCAACTCCCGATTCGCCCGCGCGGTTGCCCGCCGGTGCCGGCGTCGGTGCTCGTTAGGGGAGATCGTGTGCAGCAGACGCGCGAAGCGCAGGTAGCGCGCCACGCGCTGGATATCTCGTTCGGCCACATGCCGAGAATAGGTCTGAGGAGGCGTGGCTTTCCGGTAATCACGGATGGGGACTTCGGGGGTTTCCCGGCCCAGGCCCACTTGTCGCGGGTCCTGCATGGTATTCCGTTTAGCCGGCGTTCTCGTCGTTTCGGCTCCACAAAGCGAAACCGGCCCCTGGGTCCAGGTTCAGGATGATCAGTCCCTACCTCAGCTCAGACGCCGGCTCATATGCGCCAGCTCTTCCCCCAAACCCACAGGGCCAGGGGCTCGGTTGTCCAAATGACCGTTACCACGGCTCAGGCGGCGTTGTCAAGGGGTTGTACAGGGGTCGCCAAACTTTTTTTGGAAACCCTATTGACATATAGCTTAGGTATGGTATAGTAGGTTAGACGCTAGACGAGGGCGAAGGCCCGAAGGGAAGGAAGATGGAAGCGACAATGAGAGTGGGCGATGTTGTAGTGCCGAAATGTGGAGACCCGGAGAACGAGGTCGGATATACCGGCAGGGTGGTAGCGATAATCCCAAGTCCCGGCGCGACCTACCCTCCGCAAATCGAGGTGCGATTCCCCGACGATCACTCCGACTGGTGGAGAGAAGACGAGTTGACGCCCGCCAAGGCCACAATGAAGATCACCATGGCAGATCAGCGGTGGGAGAAGATAGAATCCCAGCTCCCCGCTGAGGAGCGAGGGGAGTGTGGGGAGTGTCACGCAGAACCGCTCCCGGCGACGTACTACCTGCTTGTAAACGGGGCCGCCACCATCTGCCCCAACTGCTACCGCCGACTGGAGAGAGACGGAGGTCTCTAACCCCCCCGGTGGGGTGGGGCGCGGGAGAAAGAGAGGAGAGAGGAGCGTCCATGCCCAAACCCGACGATCTGTCCGACGCTGCCCGCCGCCTGGTGAAACAATCCCACGCCGCGCAGAAGAAGAAACACGGGAACGGATATAGCCAGGAGATGATGCGCCGAGGACGAAAAGGGGGCTGGCCCAAGGGCCACCCGAGGAAGAAGAAGCAGGAAGGCCCCGGTGATGAGCCGGGGTCTTCTCTCAGGCTACCCGCACCCCTTTGAGGGGCCGCCTCCCCAGGCGCATCATCTCCGGACACCTATAGGCCCAGTCGAGTATCTCCGTCCAGTCCGCGCGTTCCTCCATCCCCGGATGATTCCGGCGGATACGCTCGCGGCGTTGCTCAGATGTCTCCCGCTGCTTCTTCTGGCGCATTGTCGGCCTTTCCCGCCTCCTTCTCCGCGTTCACGCAGCGGGACTCCGCGGCGTGTATCATCTCTAGGTCCGTGACCCGTCCGCGCGCATTGCACTCAGGGCAGATCGTGTCACCGCCGCCATAGGCCAACATATGCCGACCACATGAAGAACAGACCCTCTCCGATACGGCTATGCCTCGGTCGGTGAGGATGGATCGCTCCGACTCCAGTTCCGCGACCCGCTTCTCCGCGGCCTCGGCACGGGCGCGCTCCTCCATCGCCCTCTGCTCGGCCGCGTCCGCACGCTGGCGGTACTTGTTCCGTTCCTGGTGGTAGCACCCACAACGCGCACTTGCTCGCTGCCATCGCTTACGCCATCTAGAGGCCCGCTCATGTGCCCGCCGAAACAGCGATTGTCTTTCGTCATCGCCACCTGCCGCCTCCCAGTCGGCACGCGCTGGTTTGGGAACCCCTGCCCATGTCGTCCGGTCACATTCACTCATCCTTCACTCCCTCCAGGCCAAGTCGCCGGGCTTGGGGTCGAAGTGCAGGACCTTGCCCGTGCCGTCGGACACTAGCGACCTCTGCTTTAGATAGTACGGAACCCCAGCCCGTTCGCATTGTGCCTCTATCGCGTTCGCCCACTCGTGTCGCATCGGCCTGCGCTTCGGTCCCGACTCGCAGCCAACGATGACCTGATCTATCCGCCTTTTCGGATTCACGAAGAAGCGCCCCATCGCAATAGGCCCCAGCATCGGCTCCACCGAAATCCAGCGATGTGCGGCTGGCGCGTCCAGCAGTATCGGAATCTTCGCATCGGCTTCTTCCTGGTTGCAGACGGTGACGCCGAGCCAGACGTTGGGGAAACAGCCCAGGCGGTCCATCGCCATATACCGCGACATGAATTCCTGCATACGCTCGGCACGCTTCGTCAATAGAAGCCATGTGTGCCTGCTGTGCGCCGAAGATATGGCTTGCAGTACGTCCACAAGGAACGCATCGGGAACGTCGGGGTGGAACAGGTCCCCCATCGTCGGCACCAGCACGACCCGCGGCCTCCGCCAATGGAGGGGTTTCGACAGGCGGTCGGGGTGAAGGACAACCTGGGAGAATGATACCGCCTTGGCAAAGCCTGCAACCTTAGCACCAAAGCCCGCGTGAGCATTCGGGAACCGCTCCGCCGTCGCCTTGGCGTAACAGTTCGCGCACCCCGGACTGCACGGAGTACAGCCCGACACGGGGTTCCAGCCCTCATCGGTGTACGGGATGTTACTTGCCATCGCTCTCCCTCTCCCGAAAGTGCTCGCAGGCGGCGGTTGTCTTTCGTATGGACCCGGAGAATCTCGGGAATCTATCCTTGTTCTCGCAGACGACGGTAGATGGCATCGTCGCCAACACCCCGTCCTTCCGCCAGTACTGGTCCGGCCGAGACTCCGCACACTCCCCGCAGGTCCGCCGCCGACAATCGCACTCCGGCCCCAGCATCCCTATCGCCCGTCCGCAGTACAGACACGTTCTGCCCGTCTCACTCATCATCGCCTCCCGGCAGGTCGCGGGGTTCGCCCCAGGGCTTGCCGAACTGCGGACACGTATGCTCTTGGCATGCCGTCAGTTCGGGCCCATGCTTGATTTCACAGGACATGCACACCAGGCTCCGGCTCGGCAAGCGGAGAGGCCGCAGTATCTTCGCCTTCGCCTTCGGCTCCTCGACGCGGCGAATGGCGTGCTTACCCCTGCCAAGAGCTTCGGCAACATCTGGAGGCAGGAAGTATCTATGCCCATCTATGTCTAGCCAGTTCTGAGGGCCCGCTCCAGCCAATACCACCCCCACAACCCGCTCCCCCTCCCGCTCCTTCCGCAGGCGCTCATTCTCGCTCTCCGCCTCCACCTGAGCACGCGCGGCTTCTGCCAGACCGACCTCCCACTCGTGGCAGCACTCAGTACACTCCTCCTGCCGGCGGGCGTGCTGGGCGCGGGCGGCGGCGATGGCCTTGCTCCAGACCTCAATGGGCACCAGACACGCGGCCCCCGCTTTCTGGTCCTGGCGCAACCCGGCAAGGTATTCCTCTGCCAGCGACATCAAGTCTATGTCCAACAAGCCACCATCATCCACCGCGTCCCCCTCGTCCTCGGCGTCGGGGGTGGCGACGATCTCCTTTATCTGCGCCAGGAGTCTCCGCAATGAACCCATGTCCTGCGTCGTCGAAGCTAGGCGCGACGTAACTTTATGCTCGCGCAGGTCCGCTTCCGCCAACAGTTCGTCAAGCGTCTTCACCATCACTCCGCTCCCTCCGCGGCCATCGCCGCTAGTTCTGTTTGCGCGTACGCCAGCAGGCAGAGCGCGTCGGCCTCATCCGAGAACGGAGACCCCTCCACCTGCGCCTTGTTCGGTTTCGCCTTGTCGCACCAATCGTTGTACCGCGCCATGAAGTCATCGGCAGCCCGCTGGAACTCCGGTAATCGCTTTCCGAGGTTCGCGGCAGCCTCTATCATGTCCGCTTTGCCCGCGTTGCCCCTTCCCGCCGCGAACTTCTTCAGCGTTCCGGTGTGGACGGGTTTGTGCTCGATTCCCTGAAGCACACAGAACTCCAACAACTTCCCGATGAATCTCTCTGCGCTCGCTGTCGCCGAACCGCCCCGATGATGGGACTGCTCGAAGACGATGAGATCGAAGCCGACATTCCCATGTATCTCAGCGAGGAACTTACCTAGCTTGATAGTACGAAGTCCCTTGGATTCGTCGCGGCCCACATCGAATAGAGCGATACCGCTGTCGATCATACCATCGGAATACGCCGCCCACCCCGTGGTGAGGGCGAGGTCAAGTGCTAGGATGTTCACCGCTGTCTGCCCTTCCGCGATTGGACCACAATCCGCATTCTGTGCTCCCGACCGCATTCGCAGGTCACCTTCGTTTCTGTTTCCCAAAAGGAGCGCACTGTCGGCAGAGATACGGCCTTCCCGCACCGGCAGTAGACGGGTGACATGTAGCGCAATATCGAATATCCCATGCGCTCCCGCGATCCCCACCGCGACCGCCGGCCGCTCATTGCTGCGCCTCCAGCACTTCCACCGTCTCCGGGTCCCATTCGACTCGCCAGCAGGGTCCGTAGATAGACATTGGCCCATTGATCCGCTCATAGGCGTCACCGAATTGGACCCAGCTATCAAACCCTTCGCGGTGCGCCTCAGCGTCCAGCCTGATAAGCCATTCATCCAATGACTTGATGCTTCCGTCTGTTAGCGGGATGCCGCCGCCGACGTTCCCCTCGTGCCCCACGCTCACGATCCGCACCCTCGCAAACGGCTTCGCCCCGCCCTTGGCAAAAGGCGGCCGCGTGTAGAGCAGATGCCAGCTACCGACGTTCCACCGCTTCTTCCCACGCCGGCGGGTGACGGTCTTCCGCCCCTCGATGATCGCCTGCTTCATATCCGCTCTGAATAAGATCACGCCATCACCTCCTCGCCATCACGGTTTCTCCAAGAAGAAGATGTCGCCACGAATCTCCCATACTCTCCACCTTTGCCAGGGGTGCGAATGACAGTTAGGATGATGCCACCCCTTTGTATTCACAGGCGGATTGATATGCTCGCGCGCATAGAACATCTGTCCGACAACGGGCGGCTTGCGAAGCCACTTGCACCGCATCATCGCACCGGGCAGCGATCCCGGCTTAGCGTAGATAACGAGCGCCATCGCTCACACCTCCCCGCCAGCCGCACGGAGGGCGGCATCCCATGCCTTACCCGCCGCTACTCGCTTGCACTCGGAGCAATCGCATGAATCGAAATGGTCATCGTCGCGTCCGTTCTCCATGTGCTGACGCATCCGATTACCAGCCGCCACCATCGTCGCCACCGCACCCTTCTTGAGCGGCTTCTTCGCGCCGAGGAAGGAATGGACGGCGCGGGCCATCTCACGAAAGAACATCCGGGCATCCCCTGTGCACTCATCCCAAGGCAAGCTCCCTGTTGCCCGCTGGATCGCCTTCGCCATCTCGTCATTGCTCATCGGAGCCTCCTGTGAGGACTTCCTTGGATTCTGTCCACGTCTGTTCGCGATGGTTCACCCAATCTCGCTGTTGCACTTCGGCCGCGGTACTGGCCACAACCTCGCCTAGGTCAATCCCGAACGACTCCGCCAACTGACAGGCGAAGATGAGCATATCGGCGAGGGCATCACTGACCCGTTCCCTGCTCCAATCCTCTGGCTTGATCTGATTCACACACTTAATTCCGGCACGCACTAGGGGTCCGATGGCCTGCCCTAACTCAAAGTATTCTTCGGCTACCCCTCCGGCGTGCGCGAGCATGAGTTCGTTCTTCGTCATGTGTGGGAAGTTATGCTTTACCCATACGGTGTGGGCGCGCTGGATGGCCGATATGTCTCTCGCCACCGCCGCCCGGATGTCCGGCACGAACACCTCGCCCTTCTCGTCCGCGCAGCCGAGGGCGCGGAGAATGGCATCGACCTGGACGCAGGCCATGTTCAGCGTGAATTCATTCGTGGGGTAGGAGTCTGGACCATTCTGCCTCATCTGTTCTTGACACATGGGCTTGATTGCATCTAGGGCTAGCCTCGCCAGCGCCTCCACCTGCTTGTCCGTCGTCTGCTCAGTCATCGCTCTTCACCTCCATCTGCCGACTGATTTCCTGAACAACCCGCTCGTGCATATCGTTCGCGGCGAGGTCAGACTCCTGGGTTATGGGTCCCTCTAGCGACCACGGACTCTCGAAACTCACCTCGCGCTCAATGTTGGCCTCCCAGTAGGGCTTCTCATAGACCGCATGGAACGCCATCGTTTCGTAGAAGCGTTCCAGCCCGATCTCTTCTATCTCGCCATCATCCTTGAGCCTCATGTCCCCGACCGTCGATACAACTATCCGCTTCCGCCCGCACTGGAGCAGGGTGTTCCGGCGGAAGGCACAGCGACCAACGCATATGAAGTGGGCCGCCCAACCCCGTTCGGTGCGCTTGACTTTGCTCATCGCTTCGCCTCCATCGCCTCCCTTCGCTCCCGCGCTCGCAAGCCTAAGTAGCATTAGCACCTGCGCCAACTCCTCGCGGGTGTGTTGGTGACCGGCTAGCCACAACTCCCGCGGCGCGAGGTGTCCTGGCGCTTCCCCATCATCGCCAACCCACTCGCTTCCACAGAAGCCTGTCCTCATCGCATCCACTACCTGCGGGCCATCGTATGGCCGCCAACAGAGAGCGATAGCACCCCCGGGCAGGTTCTCGCAGCAGGGACAGTCTCGACAGGTGACGACCTCCTTAGCCATCATCGCCTCCTGTGAGGGCGCGCCGGATTTCCCTCACTGCTTCTCGAATGAAACGTTCATACATCACGTCATAGGTCTTGGTCGCTCCCCCGTCTATCTCGTGCAGGATGCGGAGCGCCCTCGCCACGTCCGGCACGAACACCTCGCCGTCGCGCTCGCAGCCGAGGTGACGGAGGAACGCTTTCGCCTGTCTGGCCGCGATCAATCTCCGGTGGGATTCCCGGCCCTCGGGTGTCCGCGCTGGTGGACCCGTAGCCACAAACTCGTCAACCTCTCGCAGCAGAATGTCCTCCAACACCTCCAGCTTCTCGACAGTCGTCTGCTCAGTCATCGCTTCTCCTCCATCGCTTCGATGCGCTCCACGAGGTCGGCGAGGGCGTCGGAACGGGTGCGACCTTTCGCATATTGGGGCGGACTTGCCCCGTCAGCGTCCCACGCGTCTACAATCCATCCATCCATCCATCCGGTGAGCGTTCCTATCTCTTGCCGCTTCATGCGTCCCAGTCGCCACCCGCACGCCTTCAGTCTCCGCTTCGCCTCCGCAACGGTCATGTCAGCCACGGTTAGCCCCTTTCGGCAGCAGCACGAGGGGCCGGTGTTCCAGTAGTCGATCCTTACTGTGGGCACACCATCCCGTGTCCAGTCGCACCATGTAGTGAGGGGAACCCACAATCTCCGTTACCGTTCCCTTGAGAATGCCTCCATCGAGATTGCGGTCCCCGTGGGGGTTAATAATCTCCACCTCAACCCAATCGCCGACCGATACGCTATCCAGCCATCCCATGTTTCTCCTCCTTCGTCACCGTCTGCTTAGCCACTCGCCTTCTCCTCCTTTCGCATGAGAACGCCCCGATGGTCTGCCATCATCATGGCGAAGTTAGCCGCGTCTACGCACGACTTTAGGAGGTCAGCCTTCTCGCTTTCGTCTCCTTCCGCATGGTGATCTATCAGTCCAACCTTCCACTGCAATTGGTCCAAGAGGAACTGCCAATCACACTCGCGCCAGTGTATCCACTCCTCGTTGTCGGGGTCGGCAACGAGCGGGTCCTTTTCCCGCAGCCTCGCCTCCATCAACGCCGCAAACATCGCTACTTCCGGTCGCAACTTGAATTCAGCCATCACGACTCCTTCCTCGCCTTTCGCTTCGCCGCAATCTCCTGCTTCAGATCGTCCGATAGCCCTGGAGTCCGCAACAACACATCAATGATCGACTCCGGTTCGCCGCCGCGCTGAGGGGCAGGCGTTCGCTTCTCGCGCCGCTCTCGCTGTATCCTCGCGTAGCACTCCCGCCAGTTGTGCCGTCGTCCGCAGTGAACGCACGGGGGGAAGGAGGGGGCGCGGTGCTGTTCGGTCCGTTCAGGTTCAGGCGACTCTACCCACCAAGGACGCTTGCCGCTCATCGCTTCGCCCTCCTCGCCAGTAGCGTCTTGATACGATTCAGGTGATAGTGACTGACGATGGTCTGCAGCAGGGGGACGCTCTCGCCCCAGGCATCATCCTTGCCCGACACCGCGTAGGCAATGACTGCCCGCACTTTCTGCCAACCATCCTCGCCCTCTTTTGCGTGCTCCTTGAGTGTCGCCTTGAGTCTAGCCGTGTCAACTATCCCGATTGCCACCTTCTCATCGGTGAGGGAACGGTATCCGTCCGCGTACGCCTGAAGGCATTCCATCCAACCGGGCGGAGCCTTCGCGACGCCCGTATTTTCGGGTTCGGTTACGGCTACGGGTACGGATACGGAGACCCCCGACGGTTTGATATAGGTTTCCGTAGCTATCGCGAACCCTTCGCGAAGGGTTTCCTCGGACACGGGAAAACCGTTGGCGCGACAGGCTGAAGCTATGATTTCAACTTCCGTGAGGTCCACGCCCCTGCTGAGGTTGTAGCCTATCACCAGGGAGGCGAGTTCGGGGGGCTTACGGAGGAGGTCTTTCGCTGAGGCGACGAGCTTGTTGGGGCTGTCGGAGCGGTAGCCGATGTAGTTCTTGACCCACCAGTAGTCCCGGTCAGGGAACCAGGCAAGGCCGCTTATGGGTTGGGCGGTGGCTTCCTCGACCATAGTGCGGAATCTCTTCGGGGTTAGCTTCTTGAAGTTGGCGAGGTGGCGCACGGCGTCAATGGGGCACTGGAAGAGACCGCTTGGGGTTCGCATCGGCCCCATCCATGCCCACTCAAACAGGAGGACGTGGGCGAACTTGCCCGCGAGCATCAGCGACTTGATCCACGCGTCGCCCCAAAACTTGTTGCACTCAAATTCCTCGTATCCCTCGCCTGCCATTCTAGCTATGTCTCCTGCCGCGATCTCGGAATGTCATGTGTTGGCCCGTCAACTGTCGCCACTCTACCTCCCTCGCCCTGTCATCTCGGCGGCGGTCCCACTGCCGTCACTATCCGCCGCCCGATCCACTCCGCGACCTGGGGGACGACGGTGTTGCCGAGGCATCTAAGTCTGTCCATGAGATATGGTAGCCCATCAACCACTCTTCCCACGCTGGGTTCACTCGCCCAAACCGTTCCTCTCCGATAAGCACTTGGGTCCGTAGACGTTGATATGTAGTCGGTATGATCTCCCCACGCCCCCATGCCGCAGCCCACCGGAGAGAACCGCCCTTGTATTCTGTCGCCCCCGGCGTAAGCCACAATGAACACCCTTTGTCGTGTATGTGGCGCACCCAGGGCGCACGCCGAAAACATTCCCCATTCCGCATCGTACCCGCCCTCGGCCAGGTCCCCGAGAACTCGTCCGAACCCCAGGGAAAGGAGGCCTGGCACGTTTTCCAGCAGGATGAGTCGGGGTCGTAGATCGCGAAGGCATCGGACGACCTCAGTCCAGAGTCCCGTTCTCTCGCCTTCGATTCCCGCCCGCTTGCCGGCGACTGATACATCCTGGCAGGGGAACCCGGCACAGATGAGGTCAACGGGTTCGACTCCCTCCCATTCGACTTCTCGGATGTCTCCGTATCGTGTGACATCAGGCCAGTGCTTCTCCAGTAGCTTGACGGCGTATGAATCGTTCTCTACCTGCCATTTGCACGTCATGCCGGCTCGTTCGAGTCCGAGGTCCAGCCCTCCGATCCCCGCGAACAGGGAACCAAAGGTCATGGCGGCGGTCCTAGCCACTCCGCCGCCTTGTATTCCGCCGTCTGCTCCATCGCTGTAGCGGTCCTCGCCGCGGCCCGCTCAATTTCGGCGAAGGCGCAGCCGATCCGCACGCAAGCCCACGCCGCTGCCAGAAGCAGCACCATCACCCCCAGCCAGGTTGTCCACCGGCGGAACCTCACGGGTTCTTCTCCTTCCGGGCGGCGAGTGCGTCGATGGCAGCCCAGTCATCATCATCGAGACTTGAAAGGTCCCTCTCGCCAAGAGCATTCCGCAGCCCCTCCGCCACCGTCTTGAGTTCCGCGAGGGCAGCGAGGGCGGCGTCCTTCTCTTTGCGCTCCCTAACGTAGCAATCTCGCATATGCTCCCATTGGGCGTGCCATGTTGTTCCGTTTGTGCTCATCCTCTTTCCCTCCATAGCTCCCCTTGCTGCCCGCCCGCCTTCCGCGCCGCACCGCTCACGCCGACGCGATCCTGCCAGCGCGAGGGGGAGGGGCGGGGGACTGGTGAGCACGATGGCTGCTGCCAGCCCCCCTGCGGGTCCCCGGCGAGAGGTTCCGGGCTGTTGCTTGGCGTCGTGTGGGACACCCTCTCGGTTCTCCGGCGCATACCCGCCAACGCCGCTTCCGTCCGCTCCTTCGCCGCCTCCAGTTGTGGGTTCGGTTCTGGCTTCACGGTTCTGTCGTCTGGGTAGTGGGTGAGTCGGTGACGAAACTCCCTGCGCTCCACAATCCGCTTGGACTCAATGCGAAATCCTCTTTTCTTTAGTTGTGCCTTCGCTCCATCCCAAGACCAACCCGCCAGCAGGCCGTCCCCCCACTCAACCTTCGCGGCATTGTATGCTGCGTGAAGTTCTGAGGATGTATGCCACTTGCCGTCGCGCAGGATGCAGTAGAGTCGCCACGGGCCACGATCTGCCTGAAGCCAACGCGCTCCGTAGTCAGCCTCATCGTAGTCAAAACAGGGGGCGGCGATGGCTCGGGAGACTTGGGTCATTGAATCTCCGGGATGTCGGCGGGCAAGTCTCCGCAGGCCGCGTCGAGCCATGTCGCCAAGCCACATAGGTTGTCCGCGTATGTCTGCCGCCGCTGGGGTGCCTTCACTCGCCCGGTAATCGTGATGTCCGCCCTTGTTCCGATCTGCTCGTGGAGTCGCATGATCTCCCCGTCCTCATTGAGGTAAGCAAGGCCAAGGAGAACGTCTCGGTGCCGCTCCGGGGTCGTGATAATGCCACCCCGCTTCAGCGAACCTACCAGAATGAGGTCCTCCTGCTGCTTGCCCTTGAGCCTGATTTGGTAGGCCATCACTCTCCCTCCTCGCACGCCGTTGCCGCCTGGTCGCGCCGCGCTTGTCGCTGCTGGTCGGCTAGGCGCTTCGCCTGCTTCAGTTTCTCCCATGCCGCAAGGCTCTCTGCTTCGAGTCGCTCGACTTCGCTCTGTTTGGTCATGCTCTCTCTCTCCTTTCGTTAGGGGGCGGCCCCGGCAAGGGTTAATCACTAACATGGCCAAGCCACAATACCGGGACCGCCCCGCGAATGTGCTAGTCTTCGTCTTCGGGGTCGTCCTTGTGGATGAGTTTCGCGACCTCCGGGTGCAGAATCCAGGTGTCGCCGCTTTCTGGAAACTCAACCAAACCCTCATCCTCCAGTGCCTTCACGAACTCCGTGATGGTTGCCGAGGAGTCACCAACTCCCCGCTCTGCCACTTCCAGTCTTTCAGACAGAGCGGTGATCCTGCCCTGCAACGCCGCCATGTCCTTGCCCATCTGATATCCGTCCATCGCTCTCTCTCTTTCTCGGGGGGCGGCCCCGGCCCGCGGGTTCTCGCCGACAAGCAGCAAGACCGGGACCGCCCCGCAAGTGGACTACTCACTTATCCAGTCCAAGGTCGGTCGGCGTTTCAGCTTCACCATTGCCACCGGCAGATGTTTCGGCCTCCTCTTCTGCCGGGGCACTTTCGGGGGTAGCCTTGTTCGGTCCCCGCTTCCGCTTGAGCGCGTCCTTAACGCCAGCAATGCCGCCCCGTTCTTCCATGGGCGGTTCCTCCGTCTGGAACCACTCAGCCGCGACGCTCATGCCGTCCTTGAGCGAGGTGTATATCTTCTGGAGTCCGACCATCTGCGCCGGGGTCATCGCGTCGAGCTTGCGCTGTAGGCGAATCTCGATCTGTTCCTTCGTCACCCCGTATTTCTCAAAGGCGGTGAGCATCTTCTTGATACCGTCGGGGGAGGTATCCGCCTTGGCCTTCAGTGTCTCCTCGCACTGAGTGACGGCCTCCTCCACGATGTCACCGGGTATTAGCCCGAGGATGCAGGCCCGTACCCGTCGCGCCCCCTGATTGGCGGTCATCTCGTAGATGTCTCGGGGGTCTTCGAGCGCGTAGGATGTCTTCCGGGTGTGGCGAACGTGCTTCACCTTGAAGCTCCGCACCTGCCGCACGTTCCGCTCCAGGTCCCACGCATACGCCTGCATCGTGCTCTCGCCGGGGCGCTGGTCGAGTTCTCGAATCCCAAAGTCCAGGTTGCCCCAGTTCTGAGCGATAGCCTCAGCGAGGCGGATGCTCGGGCCGGTGATGTTCGTGCCACCGCGGGCGTACGTGTACATCGCCCCTTCCGCCAGTCCTGACCGCTGGCAGGCAATGAGGATGCGCTCCCTCGCGTCCTTTTCGTCGCGGGGGAACCTCTGCGCCACTAGCATCATCGCCTGTACCTCGGCGATCTCTCGCTGTGATACCGCCGCCACGAGGGCGTCCTGCTGTTGCGGGCGGGCGGCGATACGATTCTCGCCTTCGTCGGTGAGCTTCTCTAACTGAGTCACGTCAGTTGCCTCCCTTCAGGAGTAGGCGTCGGCTCCCCGGCAGCGTCTTTGTGAACGACGCGTACAGGTCCGGGTGGGCCTCTCGGAATGCCTTGGGGTCGAAGCGTGAGGAGTCCTTGGCCTGCTTGTAGGTCAGCAGAACGTTGCCCTCAGCGTCGGCGAGGGTGTCCGCCTCTCGGAGGGCTTGCAGGATCGTAAACCTCGCGCCCTCTTCGTCTGCCTTGAGGTCCTGCGCCCGTTGCTTGAGAGTACGCAGGGTATTGACCGCCTCTATAGCGTCCGGCATGGCAGTCACCACCTCTTCCGTCGAGGTCGCAAACCGCTTCATCGCATCGGCGAGGTTCACCGGCTCTGGCGGGGTCTGCGCCTCCACCATCTTCCAGAATGCCGCCTCCCGCTCGATGATAAGCGCCTGAAGTTCCTCGTCGCGGGGCACTTCGTAGATTCGGAAGTCAGAGCCGGCGATCAGCAGGGGAATGTCGAACACCTCCAGGCCAGACACAATCATGTTGTGCTGACACTGAATCACGTAGACTTGGGGAACCTCGTCGGTCCCCTCATCGCCCCACTCTGCGCCGGAGCGTGAGGTCTTGATCTCCAGGCCGCGCCCGTCGTCGGTGATACCGTCGAGCGTCGCTAGCATGAAGGGATGCTCCACACTCTGCATATGCCCGTACTCATCGCCGACCGGAAAGCTCACTGTCCGCCCGGTCTCGTCGGCATACTTCTGCCGAACCACCGGCTCTAGTCTCGTACCCCACTCCATCGCGGGGGTTGTCTCCTGTTCGCCTGACAGTCCGAGCTTGTCGCACCAGACCTGATAGGGCGTTTTCCAGGGAGACAATCCGAGCACGGCGGCAGCTTCGGAGCCGCCTATGCCGTTCACTCGCTTGGGGGAAAGCGTAGCCTCACTCACAAGCTTCCTTCTCCTCTCCGCCGCGCTCTAGCGGCTCGAATACGCGATCAAGCGCCCATGCCACCGCGTCCACTTCATCCTTGTGGCGGCGGGTAGCCTCCGCTTCATCCATAGCGGCGCACTCCTGCCAGTAGTAACCGCAGGGCTTGTGGCGCAGTTGACAAGTGCGGCAGAAGGCGGGTACACTTCTCTTGCCTGAAGCCGCTTCGGTCCCCACGGGGGCTGAGGCGGTTTCGCTGTTACTTGCCATCGTGTTTCCCTTCCGGCACGAACTCGTCGGGGCGGTCATCCCATATGCGCTCACCGCGCCCATAGTCTCCGCCTCTGCGAAACTTACCGATCACGTAGTCCATGCCTGGGTAGTTCCTGTATAGGCAAGCAACGGCACTCGCATCATCGGTTACGCCATCTTCCTCTCCGATGAATTCGATCAGGTAGTCAACCGTCACGTCCTCGCCGCTCGCGGCCCTGCCGTCGAGGATGCCGTACTCATAGGCCGGGGCGGGTTCGCGTTGGGTGGTCATCCCTCCTCATTCTCCTCCGTCGGTTCTGGCGGGAATCTCATAGCGAAATGGTCTACGATAGTGAGTTCGGCCCGCAGGGAAACGAGGCGCTCTGCGGCAAACTCCGGGTGGGCTGCGCCAGCCACGTCGGTGACCGCCACCGCTGGCTTTGAGTCGTAAGCGCTCACCCTCTCAGTCTCCATTAGCGCCACACGAAATGCCCCGGATAGACCGGCTGCGCTACCCATGTCCGCCACAGCCTGCTCTGGCGATGTGACCACCTCGGGGGACGAGTATCCCCCGGCCTGCTGTGTTACGCGAACCGTGTACGTCCACTGTGGATACTTCACAATCTCACCTCCTCCGTCAGTCTGGCGAGCTGTTCTGCCCGCCGCCTACAGTGCCGCTCCCTCTCCCGGCACTCCTCCGCCGGTTCGGATCGTCGCTGGCCCTCGTAGTAGACTTCTTGGCACTGCGTCTCCACAATCGCCTCCTCGAACAACTCCGCTAGAAACGTCATCTGCTTCCGTAGTGCGGCCTCTCGTCTGCTGGCTCCCGCTTTGCCCATGCTGTCCTCCTCTGGGTTTGTCGGTCGCCTCGCCCGGTCACCTTCGACCGTTACTGCGCGCTCACTAGCCGCCAACTCCCATCGGCGTTCTGCGGCGGAAGGTCGCGGTCTATCATCTGCGAATACCGCTCCTCCTCCACCTGTCGCTGCGGACTTTGGAGAAGACGCGGGTTCCGAGCACACTTGCGCCAACCCTCGGCGAAGCACCAGCAGACGAAACTGATAATGGCGGTGACGAAAAAGACACTCAGCAACCGCCGGATAGAGAAGTGGATTGTCGCATCGTCGTGCTTGTGCATATCAGCACTCCTCGTTCGGGGGATAGGGCTTCCAGGGGACTTCGCCGGACAAGGCAACGTTGCAGCGGTAGCATTCCGTCGCGTTATGGAGAACAATACACCCACACTTTCCGCAACTCGGGACTGCGTCCTGGCGCGCCACCTTCGGCCACGTCTGCTTCTGCTTCTCCGGCAGCGGCTCTCCCGCAAGGCACTCGCCGCCCGCGTCGCGGATGGCCGCGAGAACTTCGGGAATGCCGTCCGTCGCAGCGCTTCGTGTGGCAACAGTAGTGCCGCGGGGTACCCGATAGACGCCGACGATCTGTTGATACCAGGGCGACGTAAATCGTTCCCCAACCTGAAACAGCATCGACCTCCATCCGCGGGGGCATTCGGTAGGGTCGGTTGCCAACAGCACCTTCACCGCCATCTTGCCCTTGTCGAGGCACTGCTCGGGCTTGCACGGCGGAGCTTCCTGGGCACGTTGCTTCGCGGCTTCGAGCAAGTGGTCTACTCCCTGTGCGGGACGCTTAGTGTGAGCGATTTTTAGCGCCTCCGTTATCGAGCCAGTGGGCACATGAGACCACAGCAACTCCCACAGTGCCTCTCCGCTCTCCACGTAATTGCACCCGCTCGGCACCACACTTATCGTTGCTTCACCGTCACAGAGTATGGGGTACTCGCGTCTAAGCTTTCCCATCACATCCTCCTCTCGCCCCCACGGGCTTATGACTGCTCACAAACGCCCGACTGGCGGCCATGGCTGTTCGGGGGGAGTGTATTTGACCGCCAGCCGGACGAGATACGCTGCCGGGCCGCACGATGTTCCAGACGAGCAGCACTCAGAACCATCAGCGCAGTCAGTTGTGGCGCGGCCCGACTGTTTGGTGGGTAGCCCCTCCCGGTAACGCGGGTGTGCCGACGAGCGCGACCGGGGTTGCGGGGCCATCGGTCCCCTCCTTGTGAGTATGATTGCGGCCGCGGGGCGTCGATAGCGGAATACGACGCGGGCAGAAAGGAGGAGGTTTTTCCCGCACCCGTGGGACCGCGGCTTGCGACGTGTGGATTCACCCTGCTGAGGGAGGATGGCTGCGGGACCGCGGCTGTAGCCGTCAATGAATGCTGAGATCGCCACGATCCCGCCGACGACGCGGGTACCCGCGCCGGTCTGAGACGCTGAGAAAGAGAGCAGGGGGCGGCTCGGCGGGCTGTACCTTTCCCCCGCTGACCAGCAGCGAAGGCAACCGAACCGCCTCCGGGGGCGCAGGCCGCTACGCGGCTACCGCCCAGAAAGATGGACTGTGCGTGTAGGCCGTAGCGAGGAGTTCCAAATCGAACGGCCAATTCTGGCTTGACCATTCCACCTGCCTCATTCACGGCTTCATTCGGCAGGCTCCCCCTACCGTTTTGGGCCGCGCCTCCGCACAGTCCAAACCCCGCGGCCGGCTGCGAACTCTGGTCTGCCGCCTCTGCATATCCTGGTATCGGGGCCGCGGGGGACATCGAGTCTCCTATCTCCTATCCTGGTCTCGGTCGAGCGCTGGAAGGACAAACCCGTACACCCTGAGTGCCGTAATCAACTTCGGGTCCGGGCGCAGGAGTCGCGCGACGTGGAGAGACTCGCCGCGGGGGAAGACGCGTAACGTGGAACAAGGAGGATGCGCCGGGCCGGGATACCGTTCGCTACGGCCCGATGGCAAACTCACCGGAAATGTGGATTTCGACGCGATCACCGCTCCCGCTCCTTGGCGATCTCGTTGAGGGCGCTCCGTAGCTCGTCTACTTCTGACTTCATCGGGGTAGCCAGAACGCTCTTATCACTCAGCTTGTCCCAGACGGCCTTGCCGGATTGCCTGACCCGCGCCGCTAGCTCTTCGTAACTGACCTTCAGCTTGCGCCGCAGCGCATCTGTCGCTGATCTCTCCGACCGTCTCGCCTTCCTGTCCTTCGTTTCCGTGATGCTCATTGCAGCCTCCGAGGGTACTCTACACCACCCATTCCACGTTGTCAAGGGGTTTTACCATATTTCGGAAAAGTATTTTGGGCATCCTCCTCCGGATATGCTATGGTGCTCGTGGTGCCAGAACATGGAATGGAGTAACCAAACGATGGATTCGACTACCGCCAGGGGGTTCTCGGCGGCAGTGGTGACCTGGCTTCAGTATCTTGCTGAATTCCGCGGCCACTCGCCGCGCACCATACACGCATATCGCCTTGATCTGCGGAGGTTCGGGGAGTGGGCTGAGTATTATCTCGACAGAGCACTGGAACCGTGTGACATAGACCGCACACTGGCCGTCGCCTATGTGCTATCCCTCACCTGTGGAGCCTACGCGAAGCGCCGCGTTGT